TCATCGTCTCCACACTCAAATACACAGTCTTTCAATATACCACTAGTCGCATTAATTACACCTTCTATATTTGCATCTTTCGCATACAATCTTCCTAGTTCATCCCAATTTAGATTTTTTGCGTCAAATTTTCCTTGAGCTAAATCAAAAAAAGACCCTGATACTCCTGGTATATAGTTTCTTGATCTAATTGCATTTGTTTCTAATTTATCTGCTGTTACACTTTCAGCTTTAATTGCCGCCCCGTCGATCACTGTTGCTTTTGCCATTGTGAACTCTGTCGGCTGATTGCTTATAGAATCTGTCTCTTCAAGTTGAATACAGTCGAGCCAAACATTAAACGCTCCAATGCCGGCTATCGGTCTTCCCCAAATCAATGGAACAGGGGAAATGTATAGATCTTTAGCAGTACTTGATACTTCAAACGCACACACTGCTCTCTGCCAATTTTTTGATAACGTAATAAGTGTAGAACTACCTGGCAATCTTCTTGGATCAATATCAGACAAGAATAAACCATCTGTTGATTCATCAGGTTCATTGTGTCCTTGAAAATCTATCTCAAATGCTGGGACATCTGTATCTGCTTTGACATAACAGGATAATATATACTTTTTTCCTGCCTCAATTTTTACACATCCATACCCGTTGTTTTTGTTTCCTAAATACAGTGGTGTGCTATATGTTCCAAGTTTTGTACCATCATAAGTAAGTTTTAATGACTTATCTTCGTGATAAGCTACCGTATTATCAATCGCTGCAGTTACTGCTGTGTGCTTTGAATAATACACGCTATTCGCCGTTGTTAAATTTTCAAAATCCGCAAAGTCCTTTTGATAATATAAGTTTCTGCAAGAGCCTCCTGCATCACTCACAAACTTAACAACTCCTGATACTGTCTGTGTTACTTCACTTACATTCTTGTTAACCTGATTTAATGCTGCGTCAAGCTCTGGGTCTGTATAGGTAATTTCATCGTTAGACCACGTTATTTTGTTTCGTTTCCATAAATATTTGCCATCTTGCCATTCTAGAGGTGTATCGCTCCATGATTCCCCTTTCACTTCTGTCTTTGACGTTGATCGGTAGTATTGATTTGTGATCGATACCGCCCGAACCCCAGGATCGCCTTGTACTTTCGACCACTTATAAACCTCGGGTTTTGATAAATCTGGTGTTTCCGATCTCTGATTCTCCGCAAAACCGACCCATGTTTTCCCGTCTGGATCTAAAGAGATCCCGTTTCCAAACGAATCGTCAGCATATGCAATCCAAGTGTAATATGTTTGACTTTCAGTAAAATTTTTAAACTGACTTGCCAAAGCTTCTACTTTTTCGGAAATTCCGCTATCTCGGATTAAGTAGTCTCCAAGTGTTGCCGTCTGTGTATTGCTAACAACAGAGGTTTCCAGTTTTAGTAGTCTTGACTGCAAATAGAGTTCTCCAGCATCATCTACAACATTGATCATATCACCAATTTTGACTCCTTCCGGAAGGTGTGTAATCTCAATCTCATAGTTTCTTTCGATGTCGCATTTTTTCTTCAGTTCTTTGATTGCCTGTTCGCATAGCTCCTTTTGATCTACTGTATCGTAAGTGAACGTCTGGACGATGTGGCCAACGTTGTCTATCTTGTTTGGTTCGTTTGGATTTACATAGCGGCTCCATTTTGCCAAAGCGTTTCTGCTTTTTAAATAATGCCCTTCTACGTAGAAATCCCCATCGTCATATTCATAATCTTGCAAGGAAATCTTTACACCAGAGGCATCTTCTGAGCCAGTGCATAAAAGAGCTGTTGCAAGATTTTCTACAGTCTTTTTAATAGTGATCCCATCAAGCTCTCTTCCGTCTCTCAACTGAACCCCTGTGTCTTTCCCTCGTTTTTTGTGAATATTAATGTATTTATTTGTTACTGTCAGACGTTCGATATCAAAGCTATACGACACTTCAAGTTCAAATTCTTTCATGATGTCAAGGATTCTCTCGGAAGCTGTCTGTTCATCAAATTTTAATAACTTCTTCACTGAATCATCTGACTCATTAATACCGATTTGAAAACCAGAATCATAGATCGCAGTTTCAACATATTCCGTACATGTTTGTTCAGCAGCGTTCTCGTCAGATGCTTTTAGTATTTCATTTAAGAGATCCATTCCTGCGTCTTCTGCATAAATATAGATATCTCGTTCCTTAGTGTCAATTTCCGTGTTTATGATCGTATAAAATTCTTTTTCATCGTCATTACTTCTTAATATGTAATTACCAGCTTCGGTCCATTGTTCAGCTGTTGCTCTTGTTTCGTCTGAATATGTGATCCTACATTCAAATGTAGCTACTCCAACATCGATTTCCTCTACTTTGTTATCTTCTTTAATAACAATCCCTTTTGGTAAATTTGTAGAAGCTTGTCCTAAGATCTCCATTTTTCTGTTTGCAAAATATACGATCATAAGAACACCTCCCGATATCGTAACTTGAATTTTGGTGCATAAGCACTTTCTACCCAATCTGAGTAACTAAATCCGATCTGGTTTAAACCTTTCTGTAAACACAGATCTTCCCAGTCATTTCCTAAAGCTCCTAAGTCTGGTCGATCAAGCTCGTTCAGCTTCGCACTTGCTGCAGATGAATCAACGATAAATACATCATTTGCATTAAACTTATTCTGAACGTCATGATACTCTGTCACAATCTTATCAATCGTTTCAGTTACTTGTTTAGAATAGTTTTTTACCATCTTTACAGAATACAGTCCATTATATTTCAGCGTCGATGTTTTTCCTTTTTGCGAGATCATGAATGTAACTTTCTTGACTGCCTTAGACTTCACTGAGTTAATCGTGAAGCTCTGTTTGATGCCGCCAAGATTAAAACTTACCTTTGCACCTTTTTTTGTAATTGTTGACGATTTGGCCGTTTTAATTTCTGTGACTTTTTTCTTTTTGTCTGCGGATCGGTTCTGGCCAAATTGTTTGTTGTGAAATGACAAATCAATCTCTGCTTCTTTCTGTACTTTTCCGTCAACAATCATGCGGTATTTTCCTTTTGTTCCATCTCCAGACTTGTAAATATCTACACCTGCTACAATGTTGCCTGAAGTATCGGATAGTATCATCTGGAAAGCTCCACATTGTTTTTTTCCGTCTTTTGACGAATCAACACACATTTTCTGTGAGTAATGAAATTCAAAGTCTGTTGCCGTCTCTGACAGGCTGTAAGTGGCCGTTGGTCCGTGAAAACGATCTCCTGATCCGAATCCCGTTGCTGTAAGGTAATACTGATCTGTGTAAGACTTCCCATTTCCTAACGATCCTGTCTGCGTTGATGATTTGTAGATCACTCCCTTATTTGTCGTGTATTTTGATTTTACACTATTCCAAGAACTGGACTTTTTAAAGGAATGATTCAGTAGAACTTTTGTTGTTGGAACTGAGTATGTATTTGATTCCTGTTCTACAACCTCAACTTCTTCTTCGGACAATTCATCAGGATTGCCAAATTGTAAAATGTGCTCATCCTCATCAAAGAATGCAACATATCCACAACGTCCATTGTCGTTTTCTGTGCCCGTTTCATCTTCGTAGAAATCAACCTCAAACGTCGGATAACTTTTGTAATTTCCGTTGTATTGTACTGAAAAGTAGTTTCCGTCGCTCGATGGTTCAATCTCATATTCAGCTGTTGAATATTTAAATGGATCAAGACAAGTAAACTCAATTTCACCAGTAACGCAGTTTCGCCCCGGATCTATGTCGCTCATTGATGTAAATGTTCCTGTAAAGTATTTATCCTGTTCATCCGCAAAGATCAGTTCGGAATCTTCTACGCTTAGAATATTCATCAGCAGATTGTATGCTTTCCTAAAATTTTCTGGATTTGCTGTTAAAAGCTGATACCCTACAGTAATTGTTCTTGTTGGATATCTTTTATAATTCAGCACGGATCCATCTCTACTTCCAGATTCGATCGTTGTCAACTCTGGTGCAAGTGATTCTCTTCCAGATACATAAAGCGTTCTGTAGCCTGTGATCTGGTTTTCTATATACTCTCCATTAATTTTCAGAGCTTCAGAAGGGAGAGAACCTTCTGAAGCCTTTTGAGTTGTATCTACAAAATTATACGTCTTTCTCCCTCCTTACTTTCTTCCAAGTTTTCTGTTCTGCCTTGTCTGTCGTTTGTTTAGCTCTGCTTCTGTGTATGGTGCTGTTACTCTTGCAACCTCTTTCCCATCAAGATCAACTGGAACAATAATCGTGTATTCTGCCTGTGTGTAATAGTCATAATCACTGTTAAGACTTCCTCCAACATCTCCTGCGATCGCAAGGTTGTTAAAGTTTGGAACTGTAATTATGCTATCCATCGTTTTATCTAATGTATTTGCCATAGAAGAGATTCCATTGACAAATCCCTTTACAACGAATACTCCTAAGGCTTTCATAACACGGGATGGCGAATGGATTTTTAATTTCCCTTTTACGGCTTTGGTAAGGATGTTTGCCAAATCTTTTGCTGCCTTATTTAAGGCTTTTTTGTTTGATTTAGATGTCAGTCCTTTAACAAATCCCTTTGTTGCATCCTGCGCAATCGTATTCATCTGTTTTTTCAATTTGCTTAGCTCCGCTGTAACCGCACTGTTATAATCTTTGTCAAGCTGCTTAATATACGGTTGATAATATGATTTTGCATTTTTGTCCGCACTGGTCATAAATTCTGAATAGTCTTTTCCATACTGTTTTAACCAGGAATCACTCTTTTTTAATAATTCCGTCGTATACTTTAATCCTTGTGCTGTATCCAAATTCTGAATATCACGCATAAGATCATATGGAAGAACTTTTTTTAGTTTTTCCATATTCTTCGCAAGTTGTTCTACTTGATTTTTTTGAGCTTTAAAGTTTACTAATGAAATATATCCGTAATTATCAGAACTAAACAAATCTCCATAATCTGCTAATTTGCTCTTATAATTATCCCTGTCTGAAATGATCGCATCGTATTTCTCTTGATACTTCTTTCCAAGAGCTGTTAACGCCTTGTCTGCTGCGTTAATAGCTTTCTTTCCTTGTGACTTTATCGTTTTGCTCATGTCTGATTTTAGAATTTTTCCAACTTGCGTATACGCTTTTTTAAATTTTGGATTTTTCTTTTGCAGTTTTTTTACACCAGCATTAATCTTCTTATTCAAAGACTTAGTAATTGAAGATACTTTACTATTCATAGAATCTTTGTATTTACTTACAGCATTACTTGCCGCATCTTCGTATTTACGTGATTTTGTAGCTTTCTTCATCGTGTCGATTGCTGTTTTCGCCAATGCTTTACTTGCAGATTTCACGTTGCTGATACCATTTCTGATACCAATTGCAAGACCTGCCGCTATGTAACGACCATCTTTTTTCGTCATTCTGGATGGCGAATGAATCTGTGCTTTTGCCCTGATCGCTTTTTCTGCTGCTGATACCATTCTGGATGCTGCGGCTTCGATCTGTCCCAGACATGAACTCATTCCTTGTGCAAACCCTTGACTGATATAAGCACCTGCACTGTATGCTCCAGATCGTCCTGAACGTAATCTTGAATTTGTGCTAGATACAGCTTTTGAGGCAATACCTGGTCCTTTGCTTAATCCGCTTTGCATAGAAGAGGTAAATCCGCTTCCCATCTTCTTTCCAGATGATTTTGCAGCGTTGGCCGTACTGGACATTGATTTTTTAATTCCAGATAGAGCCGATGTTGCTTTCGCTCCCATGGATCCAAAACTTGAATTTACAGAAACAGACGCTGCAGATAAAGTTTTCATGCCGTTTGCAGTCTGTTGTATGTCAGAGCCTTTACGAGAGATTTTTCCAATCCCGATTGCTACTGCCCCAAGGCTTTTTGCAATAGATCCTATCGATAATCCGGAAATCATCTTGATTCCTTCGGCTACACTCTTAAATCCAGTTCCTGCATTCTTCGCAGATTCTCCAACAGACTTGATCACACCCGAAATTCCATCAAGTACACTTCGAAGCCCTCCGCTGATTGCGCCAACGACAGTTTTGATAACATTTCCAAATACAGTAAATCCTGTACTTGTTACTGTAAGCGATGTTCCAAGTATTAAAAGTCCGGCTCCTGCTGTCGTAGCTCCTACTCCTACTGCTAAAAGACCAGCTCCAAGTACAACGCAACCAGCTCCTGCTACCAATGATCCAGCCCCAAAGACAACCATACTTGCTCCAAGTGCAGCGATTGCTACCGCCCCTGATGTTCCGTATTGAACAACTGTTGGCAATACTCCTGCAACAACTGATAGCGATGCAGCTGCTAATAATGCTCCTGCTCCAACAAGGACAATTGCTGCTCCAAAAGCTATAAATCCAACTGCCCCTGCTGTCATCGCTGGTCCAACCGCTCCCGCAATCGCCATTAACGCTCCAACAGCTACAACCATTCCTGCCATACAGGCGATCGCTGGTGTACCTGCATTTGCAAGTGCAATACTTGCTGCTGACATGATTGCTAGGCCTGCTGCAACCATTAATATTCCTGCTCCTAAAGCGAGTAAAGCTACTGCTCCAGCTTGTGCTCTTGCTGGTGTTTGAGAAAATATCTTCATTGCAGCCATTCCGCCAATTACAAGTGCAGCCAATGCACCAGTCATCCCAATCATTATCCCTATTGCCAATCCGCCGGAATTAGCTAGTGCAATACTTGCTTGTGCCATAATCCCAAATCCAGTTGCAACCATTAAAACTCCTACGCCTAACATCATTGTACTTTTTGCCATCGTTAAAACTGACTTATTGCTTACTTTAGCCGAATTTCCTGTGGCCGCCTCGCCTGCTGCTACCCCAAAAAGCCTTGCTGCAAGTCCTGTAATTCCTTTTCCAGCTAACGATAAAATTGATTTCGTAAAGCCTCCTATCCCAGGTGCAAGAGTTTTTACGATTTTAAAACCTTTGTAAGCTACTAATAATTTTGGTAATTGCGTTATCAGTGATGCAATTGCATCTGAATGATCTTCACAAAATCCAGCAAAACTTTTTAACCCTCCGGTAATTTCACCAATTATGCTTTTAAATCCAGATACAGATTTTGCAGAGCCAAATGCCCCATTCAATTCTCCCATGCTTTTTCCAATAGCACTTACTGCTGATCCGAACGCTTGTCCTACTTCTTTTGCATCTGTCTTAAAAACAGACCAGTATTTCCCAGCCTTTGTTGCAAAGCCACCAATCTTGCTCGCTATTTTATTACCATCGACATTATCTAAAAGATTCGTTACATCACTTACTCCCTTAATTGCAATGCTAGATACTTTATCAAACGCTGGCTGCAATTTATTTGCTGCCGTCTCTGTTAAACCATCCATTGCTTGTCCAACAGTTTTATATTCTGTTGCAAGCTTTGTGAACTGTTTATTCGTTCCTGTTTTAGCAATTGCCGCAAAAAAGTCTTCGGTTTTTACTTTACCATCCTGAACATCCTTAATTAACTGCTGTGTAGATCTTCCCATTGTTTTTGCAACAGCTGCAATACCCGCAGGTGTCTGTTCAACCATTAATTTGAAGTCTTCCCACTGTATTTTAGGTTTTGCTGCCATCTGTGTAGCCTGCTGTGACAAAGTTTTCATTGCTTGCTGTGGATTTTCTGCCGCTGCGGCTAAACCACCAAATCCTTTTACAAGTTTTGTCGTGCTTTTTGTCCCTACCGCGTCTAATTGCGCATATGTAGAAGCCATATCTGAAGAACTATAAATTGTCTGTTCTGCAAACTTTTGAAGCTCTTTTTTAGTGCTGACAATCTCTTTTCGTAAATGATTATTCATTTCCATATTGCCTTCAAACGTTTTCCATGCAGCACTTGATTCGTTTAATCCTCCTACAATTTCTGAAAGTCCAGAAGTGACTACAGACACCGCTTTGTTTCCTACTGCCACCATTGCCCCAAAACCGATTCCGCTTTTAAGAACTTTTCCTAAAGATAGTGTGGATTTTTGAGCTGCTTTCATACCTGCTTCGAATCCAGCATCTCTCGCAGTTAATATCGCTTCAACACTATATGATTCTGCCATCAGCTCTCCCTCCTTCTTAGCAATCTCTTCATCTTCTCAAATCGATCTGGCTTATTCTTTCGTTTTGCCTGATCGATTGCATCTTCGTAGTCGTAGAATTTCTTAAATGTTGGATAGACTGGTTTTTGTCTGTTCTTTCCGGCTTTCTTTTTTGCACGTACGGCAAAATTAAGAAATGCCTGCAGATGGTTTCGATAGTCTTTATCTACTTCTTTTAATCTTGCCGCTTCAGCCATGATCTCATATTGCGCGATCGTCAGCTGATCCACCTGATCAAATGATGTAAAACCAAAATACCGGAAGCAGTCAATTGCTATCTCCCGGTACTGTTCTTCGAAATCTTTTATTTCTCCTGTTTCTGTTCCTTGATCGCATCTTGAATCTCCTGTGTCGTTTTCTTGGTAACATTTGCACTCTCTAAGAAACCCAATACTGACTTAAACAGTTCATCAAGATCTGTTGTTTCATCTTCAATAAACTTATCTAATTCTTTCTTTTCCAATCTAGGTGAAAATCCTTTATTAGCAATCAAAAGAACATCCTCTAATGCTTCAATATCTCCATCGATCACTTCTGCAATCTTATATCGCATTCCAATCTCTTTTGTTTTCCCTTTAATGTCTTCTACTGGAACAGAGAGAGTTTTATTTAGCGTTCTCATAAATCCCATGCCAAAATTAAACTCGTAAGTTGACTGATTAATCTGTAATTCGTACATGTTATATCCTCCTAAGCTCCTGTTTTTGGTGTGTCTACGAATGCATATGCCTGTTCCTGCTGCTGTGTTGTCACAGTTACATCTCCGTCTGCACCTGTTCCGTTAATACCAAACGTTAAGGAAACTTCTACAAACTCATCTGCATTAGCTGTGTATTCAATCTCTGTTAAATATCCCTGAAAATACATTCCTTTGAACTTGTTATTTCCTGCTTCCGCTGACTCTGCTAAATTTGCTTCCCAGATTTCGATCAACGCGTCGTCATCCAGTGCCTTCTCTAATTTATTAATTAGCTCATCACCTTTCTTCAAAATCGATGTCGCTGTGATTTCCACTTCTGCAGCACCAGGTGTTCTGATAGAACCATCCTTTGTCGCAGTAGAATCAGCATCTTTCGACTTAGTACGGCCATTCTCTGTTGTGAATGCCAATGCTGTACCACTCTGTGTTGGTGCTTCTGATAAAATTCGATACAGATAAACAATCTTCTTGCCCTGCACCGCTTCATTTCCAAAAAGCTGTAAATTTAACATTGCTACCTCCTAATTAAATGTAAATTCTAATTCTAAAACCCCGTGCATCAGGGGTTCTTTCGTTGTTGCGTCTGAGAGGATTCTTTGATTTACTCTTACAAGATTCCAACCAAAGTTTTTTGTTTCTTCGATCTTGTAGCACATATCTTTGATCTCTAATAATATCTTCGATAATGTTCCTCTCTGTCTTTGGTTGTTATGCCAGACATGGATTACCTGGCTGACTGCCCCAAAGACTGTTGTTTTATTTGCTTGATCATCCTGTGTGCTGTCAGCAAGATAAATAAAAGGATACGGGGTTCCATCTGGCGGTAAGAATGTATCATACACACCAATTCCCGTATCCTGATATTTTTCTTTTAGTTTTAACAGCAGCACAGTAAATAGTTCCTGCTGTGGATCCATGTTATTTCATTACCTTTTCTAAGTCACTTTTAAAAATTTGCTTCTGCTCGCCCAGTGCTGGGCGCATGTACGGTTGTGATTCCATGAAACGTGTTCCATACTCAACATATTCTGCATAATCTGTCGTTGGTGCTACAACCGCAGTTAAGCCGCCATCTTTGATATTGAGGCCAATGCTTCTTTTTAATGTTCCAGTATCTACCGGTACATAATGTTGCGCTTTTTTCTGGAGATCCGCTCCATTCTTTTTGACTATTATCTTTACTGCATTAAGATCCATGTTCTTTCTTAATTTTGCATTAAGCTGATCTAATCCATTCACCTTAATTCCACTCATCATTGCACCTCCGACACAATAAAAGTCTGCTTGGTTCGAAGCTTCCTTGAATGATCTGCCTTATAGATTGTATTTCCAACTCTGATCTGATCAAATGGCTGATCATAGTGATTTTGTAACTGAATCGTTAAACTGCCCTGCTTGATCATCCCATAAACCAGTCGCATCATCTGTGTTGTTGTATCCATGATCGAGGCTTGTCTTAAATCTTCGCTTACAGAATCTTCTTTGTAATCACCTGTTTCCTGATCATATTCTCCTTGTGTCAACTTTTGAAAGTAAATCGTTGTGTCATATCTCATAGAAACCTCAACTTTCCTCGTTTTGCATCCTTTTGCATCTGTAAATATGCTTCGATTTCATCCATGAACGGAGCAAAATCATTTGCAGACGCATACGACTGTGTTTCTCCTTCAACGTTATGACTTGCTAGTCCTTCAGATCCGATGCGATTAAAACGAATGATCGCGACTTCGATAATGATGTGTTCCATCTCATCTGGTGGATCCATACCACCTAAAAGTAATCGAAGCCTTGATTCTACAGAATCTAAGATCAGCATCAGTTTTTCGTCCTGTGTGGAATCCTCAAAACAAAGCATTATCTTAAGCTTTTCCAGCATCCGCTTTCTCCTTTACTTCCGCGATTAAAGGAACTCCCTGAGCGTTTCCGCTCCCAAGAAGTTCCTCAATTCTAGTTTTATTCGGTGTTAATCCCTGTCTTGGATATGTATCTCCAACATCATAGTGATGATACACTTTGCCGCCTTTAACATCTTTATAATCCTGCAGATCATGAAATGCTTTTACTACTTCATAAGCCATATCAACACCTCACTATTCTTTTGCAGCGGATACGACATCCCCTGATCTTACTGCTTTATAGTTACGATCACACTCAACAATTGTCACATGACTGCCTTTTGCTGCTGTGATTTCTGATACTCCATCCCATTTAGACCAGTTCTTTACATCCATGCCGTAAGTTACTGTTGTTGCCGCAGATGCATTTATTTTATATTTAAATGCATTTTTCATAGACATGAGCTGTTCATCCATTGTGATCGCTGTATCACTAGCATTTGTACCTTCTACTGCTGTAAGATGTAACTCTCCAAGAGTCTGTGTATCTCGGCTTCCAACACTGGTATATGCGATTGCATCTAGATATTCGCAGAAAAGGCGTAAGCCCATGATTGCGAACATATCTGAAATCGCTCTTTCGTATGTTCCCTGTGCATGGAATCCGATGAATCCTGTTGTTGGATCTGTTGTGTAAGATAATCCAGCTTTTACAAATTCACTGTCTCCTGGATCGACGTAATAAGCTACGATGTTGTTTAATGGAGTTGCAATTACAACACCTTCTGGAATCTCAGAGCTGATAAATACTACATCAGCACCTAAGAAATTCTTCATGTATTCAAATCCAAATGCTGTCTGCAGTGTAATATCTGCTGCACCTAGGTATTTGTACACATCAAGTGTATTAACCCATACAGCCACACCCGTTGCGGTTCTTTTCATCTTCTTGAATTTGTCCTTAACTTTTCCGATAGACATTGCAATCGCCATCTGCCATGTCGTTTCTGATCCTGTTAATGATCCAGCTTTTAACTGTTTGTAGAATTTATCGCTAACTTTATTCTGAAGATCCGATTTAAATTCTTCGTCTGTGTCGTTCACTGCAATATCATATCCTTTTTCAGCAATTGCCTCTAAAGATACACCTTTTCGGTATTTCTCGATTTTGATTGTATCGAATACCTTCTCTGTTACTTTGTACTGAGAATATGGGATTTCTTCTCCCTCTCCAATATCTCCAGATTTCAGCTCTCCTGCTACTTCTTTTGTTTTTAAGGCACTTCCATTCTCTTTTCTGATCATCTTTGCGATACCAAGTACATCTAATAATGCCTGAATATTCTTTCCGAAAGATGTTACAAAGTCAATTTCCCTTGCCTTTACTTCTAAGTTTCCCTGTCCAGTCATTCCGTCTGGTCCTGTGAATAACTGCAGATCTAATTTGTGTTTTTCCATTTTGTCTCCTTTCTTTACTGGAACAGATTGATATTTTCTCGGATCATCTTCTGACGCTCAATCGGGTCTTTAATATCCATGATCTGTTCTTTTGTGATTGTATTTCCACCGCCTGTTCCTGCTTTTGGCGGTTTTCCTTTGATCGCTTCTTTGACTGCTGCCTGCACGGCATCCTTGTACATTTTCGTAAATGCTTCAACTGCTGCCTTGGTTCCGTCCGCATCGTCTGCTACCAAATTACCAAGAAGCTCATCTGGAATGTTGATGTTTTCATCTGCTAACATCTTTCGTGCTGTTTTCGCAAGTTCTGTTCTGGCATTCATCTTTTTCAGTTCTTCCAGTTCTTTTTCTGCTTTCTTCGCACGATATTCCGCTTTTTCTTCTTTGGTCATTTTAGCAAGCTTTTCTGCTTCAGTCAGCTTATCGTCAGTCAGTGCCTTCCATTTTTCCTCTGATTTGGTCACTGCTGTTTTGATTGCTTTGTTTACTCTGCGGTCAAATTCTGCCTGATTTCCTTCTTGCGCTAAGAAGTCATCAAACGACATTGGTTCATTATTTCCACCTTCTGCTCCGGATCCATCGCCATTCCCGTCTCCGGTCCCACCGTCATCTCCTTCTGTGAACAGTTGTAAAAATAACTTGCGTTTCTCCATGTTTGCTCCTTTCGCCCTGATCCGTCTCTTCCAGATCATTGCTAACAAAAACTTAGTTTAACGACTTTTCGGTCATAATAGTTACACAATCCGAACATAATTCGGATAAGCATCTGCAATGCTGCAAATACCAATAAAAAAGGAATCTATCAAAGTTTTCGATTTCTCTGATAAATTCCTGTATTTGATAAAAGCCTGTCCAGCTTTTAAATCGTATTCTATTTTGTCGTCGGTTAGATCATGAATCGACTTTACTAGGTTCTGCAATAACATCGACACCGATGCACATATAATGTCTCTGCCATACTCTGCATAATTTGCATGGCCTACTACTGTGATTTCATGATCACGCACTTTTATTTCTATCATTTTTTGTTTTTAGCTCTCTTTCGAAGTCTTTTAATTATTTTGTTTAAATCTTGTTCGGCTTGTACCAACTCTTCTTCCGATAAATTAGCGTCTCCTATAACTCGAAATTTTGGAATGTCATCCTTTATCATTCTTTGTTTTTCTTCTTCTATTAATCCTTTATAAATATCTTCATACGCCATATCTATACCTCTCGTAAAAGAATATACCAAACTCCATCTACTTTCTTTTTACTTAAAACTTTAAACCCTGATTTTCGTTCATATAAAACTTCTTTTTCATCTAGTCCGAGCTGACTAATGTCCCTTCCTTTCTTTGAATTTTGAATATAAATCACAATTTTAGCTTCTTCATTATATCCTTCCTCTTTCGATGTACTCCAGTATTGATCTATAATAATTTCTTTCTTTTCAACAAATTCTTCCACGCATTTTATTATTCTTTCTTCACAATCTGCATAACTAGAAAAATCAACCGCTCTAACTAAATCCCCTTCATATTGTGGCACTTTCGTTAATGCCGAGTCTAAATGACTGACAAATTGTTGATCTTTTTCTGGAAGTTTCTGTGGGTCTTCACATCTTCTCAGCAGATCATTGATTGTATAAGACTCAAAACTTTTATATTTCATTAAAGTGCTCAATTCATCTTCATCTAATTGAATTTTATCATTTCTGCTTTGTGCTTTCAACTGCTGCCACGATTCAAAATCAAGTCCATGCTCCGAATACGTATCTAGCCATTTCTCATAATCATTATCATCCATATGAGCTGCTGTACTACAATGACAATACGGATGCATTGGCGGGGCATTTTCTCCGGGCATCATATCCTCGACTTTAAATACCTTTCCATCCAATGATCTGCATTGACTGCATGCATCCGCTTTCTCACATGCTATGTATTCATACTCTTCAAAGCCATTCTGTATAAATGACTGTTTCTGGGCTTCTGTCTGAACTCTTGCAAGTTCTGTAACCATCAGCCTCATTGCGTTGCTTGCACTGACTCCAAATCGTTTTTCTAAATGTCTTGCCAGTACACTTGGATGCTTTCCTTGAATCAATCCTTCTTGAAGAAGTTTATCAATCTCTGATTTCAGCATTGACTGATGCGCCCAGATACGTTCTGACCAAGTTGCATTTTTGTAAGACGCATTTACGATCACTTCTGCTTTTTCGCCATTGTTCTGAATCGTCTTTCCAAGAATACCTGCTTGTTTTCGCATTTCTTCCTCTGTCCGCTGCGTAAATGCGTCTCCAAAAATCTTCTCGAGTTCATCATAGCCACCAACTAAATGCACTCCAATATTAGCTTTCAACAGCTCTAATCGATTGATCTTCATCGCTGCATTATAATACCGCATTTCATCATTTGCTTTCTTCGAGAGGTCCTTATTCTTAACATAACGTTTTGCTTTCTTGGCATATGCTTCAATATCAATCTTGGCGATCCGCTTCTTGGCTTCTGCCATCGTGATTCCCTCTGCTTTAGCATACTTCACATAGAATTCGTTGATCTCCTTTTCTATATTTTCAAGCATATCCGCATAAATATCATCTAATTTCTTTTGATACTCAGCTTCATTTTTGATATTCAATTTTCTCTGACGTTCTTCTCGCTCTCTCCAGTAATTTTTACTGCTCATCTGTCTTGTCTCCAAACATCTGCTGCATCACTACATCTCTTGGCTTCTCCTCTTCTTTGTCTATACGCTCAATCTCTGTCTTCGGATTATCTACAACACTTAAGACCCCAAGCTGTGTCTCTTGTGATACAACACCAGAAAGATTCTGCGCGATCTGACTTTCTTCTAATAGGTTTGCTGGAACATTTGGTGTGAACTTGTAATGTAACTTCACCCAATCATCTTTTTTCATAGCATTTCCAGGATTGCTAAAGATCAGCTTATATCTTCGATTCATTCCAGAGGTAAACTTTCGTTCTTTGGTTTTCCTAAGGTTACTCATTCCCTGCAATTTATATGCCATTGCAATGCCCGAACTTGTTCCAAAATTTTCATCTGAAATATTGGCTACCATGGCAATTAAAAATATCAGATTTTGTAATCGATCAAGTAAGTTTTCCTGCGTCGTGTCTCCGTTTGGTTTCTGTAAGAAATCAACGATTACACTTTCGCCATCTCCATCAAAGTTGATCACACGATCTGATCTAACATGTTTCAATTCATCCTCATCTAACAAAGTCCCTATAATTTTCAAATATGCATCTGCAAAATAATCTACATCATTGGCTTTTTCACTGATTGCTTTGTTGAATGCATTGATTATGGACATCACCGGTTCGAATATTCCTTGGCATTCTTTATTTTCACGATATTCCGTAGCTGGAACCCCATTAAAGTAATGTAATTGTTCTTGTTCATTCCAAACAATCTTCCCTTTTATAGTAAACCATCGAACTTTTTCTTGGTCCGATACACTTCCATGCAAGACATTATCCTCATCCCTATATAGCCGAACAAAATAGCGTTCACGTTTAAGTACCGAATCATCATAGATCATAAACGCTTCTGTTGGATCTAAATATATAATTCCGACGTTTCCTTCTTCATCGTTATAATACATTTCGTACCCTTTTCCATAAATAGAGCAAATCTTAGACAATTCTGCATTGTTGTCATCCTGATCATTATACTGATCAAGGAATTCTATGTATTTTTCAATCGTTTCCTCTCCATCATCTACTATGATTTTGATTGGATTTCCAATGAAATATCCGTTCATTGTGTCTACAATGTATTTTGCAAAGTTTACAGCAATACGATTATCGGGTTTCCACTCTGGTTTCGGTTTTTTGTGAAAGATTGGGAAATCTGTTTCGTATGCATCTTGTAATTGTTTATACCGAAACGTGCTTTCTGCAGCATGCCTTTCGATAAACCGACGCAACTTCGCATCTGTTAGTTCTTCGTCTGGCGATATTCTATAAATTTCTTTACGCATCATAATCCTCCCTTCACGTTTGTGTTTAGTCTTGGTTTCTGCTTTCGTTCTTCTTCAATCGAATAACGCAGCATAGCCATTGCATCATCAAAAAATGGAACTGGCTCATCTAGATAAGTATTGGTTCTCTCATCCTTCTTCCACTTCCATTGCTGTATTTCTTTAATTGTATTTACACACGTTGGATAGATATGTATCCTATGTTGTTTCAAATAATCAATCTGAGCACTGACACTGTTTGGCTCTTTTTTTACTCCTCTTGCTCTGTATCCTGCTTTCTTCCACATCTTGATACGATCTGGTTCCGCAGAATCACACCACATACGAAGCTTCTTATTGAATCCCCCTGCTGCCTTTTTGATAATTTCTTCTGTGTCCATTTCGTAGACATAGAGTTCTTGACATAAGTACAGATCGCCATCTTTAAATCCAACCTCCCCAATACAGTTTGCATGGTTAAATCCAAAGTCCTGTGCATTTACCATGTAATCAAAGTGTTCTGGTGTACGATCAAATTCTTCAACGATATAGTTTTTAAGAATTAATCCTGCAACTTCTCCCCATTCTCCGAGGCCGTAAACTCTGTATCCTTCTGGATCTACTTCTTTACGTCTTAGCATTCGTCTGTGGTATGCTTCATCAATGAATCTGTTCTTTTCGTAGGTTGACTGATGAGTCAATACATCCGGATCAGTGCGATCAAAGAACACTTTCTTGATCCAGTGGTGTACTGACACTGGGTTAAATGTCATTCTGATCTGATAAAACTGGCCTTCTGGCAATTCGCCTCTCAATCGGTCATCAATGATTTCAAAATCCGACTGTGTGATCTCTGTTGCTTCTTCTATCCAAACATCGGTAAGTTTCCCTCGCTTGAATGTGATTGATTTCAGTTTTTCTCTCTGTCTTTCATCATTCACTCCTCTAAATATAATCTGATTGTGATTACTCTTGCACTCTATGATCATATTCGATGCATTGATATACCAGTATCGCTTATATCGTCCTCCAAACATCCGAAAAATAGCACCCTGCAATTCTGCAAAAGTGCTATCTCTATTCGTTACATCTGCTTTTCGGACACATAAAAGGTTTCGCCCAGGATCATTCATAAGCCTTAGGATATAGTGCTGTGCTGTATCCACACTCTTTCCAGATCCAGCAGAACCCTTCATGACGATGTATCGTTTTTTACTACGATCAACTTCTTTAAAACAAGGATTTGCCTGTACTTTTATGTTCATCCAGTATCATCCTCGCCATAGTCAATTGTAATATTAAGATCCATGTCAACATCTGTTTCAACTTTATCAGTAAAAAGTGCATATCGCTTGCCAAGAAGTTCTGCTGCCTTCAATCGTTCTTTTTCAGACGGTCCCTTTGTTATTGCTCTGGCTTCACTACATCCATCTCCGATTCCTTCCACAACGATCTCCTCCGCATTACTCTTCCCACGCATTACTGCAGTTAGGTATTCAATCACTTCCTGGGCGTCCGCTGTTTTCTCATTATGGATCGCTTCCATTTGGTCCGCTACATACTTTTTTACCTCTTCAATCTTTAATAATCTACTTGCGGCAGCAGCCGCTACATCCCCATCTTTTACTCTTGGATATGCAACTCTGTAAGCCCGAGATGCATTCAGATCTATCAGGTATTCATCAGCAAATAGCTTTCTTTTTTCTGTTAATGCCATCTAGGCTCACTCCTTTCTTTTAAAAATGGACCTCCAGGGACTCGAACCCTGGACCGATCGGTTATGAGCCGATTGCTCTGACCTACTGAGCTAGAGGTCCTTAAATTTATGCACGAAAAAAGCACCCGAAGGTGCCTTAATCTTTACTCATTATTTTCCTTTTGTTGTTTTCGTCTCCTATAATATTTTTCAATTTCGATTTCGTATTCTTTAATAGCCTGCTCTTCTAATAAACTTGCTAATTTTTCTCCTGCTTTAGTAAATGTGACATGTCCTGCTTCTAATTCTTGTAAATTAACTATTTTTTCGCTATTACCGTATCTTATTACCGTTTCTAAACTATGGGGTGCAAGGTTGAGTTTGAGCATAAATGGCCTCTCGCTATTAAACTCTATTAAACCTATGGCTTTTAAATCCATTAAATCCGACACTGTTAGCCCTAACAATTCTAGCATTGTATCATTAGCCAAATCTATCATCGGCACCATTTTATATTGACGCGTTCCAGCTGCCGAAAATCTTATTATGGAGCTACATAAATTTTTAAAATTCTTTGCATCATACTCTTCCATAATTTCTAATGCTTGAATCAGCCTTTTAGGGATGCGCGCTTTTCCTGATGCCTCCCCCGCTAAAATTTTTCCAAACATTAATTTTATATCATCATTATTTATATTTTTTGCCTTATCCATAAAAAAAGATAGCCAATCATCATCGAGATTTTTTATCTCCTCTTCCCCCGTCAGGAATTTTTCTGCAATTTCTAAAATATCATTTTGATTGCAATACTCTTTTAACGTCTTTCGTGCTTTCGATATCATAGCACTTTTCATTATAACCGGAATTCTCTCATCTGCTTCTATGTTCTTTTTATAGATTTCTATGGCCTCTTCAAAATCCTTGCTTTGCCCTCTCGGTGTGGATATCCATTTAATTATTTTCTCTAAATCAGTTAATGTGTGTTCACTAAACTGACTTACAGCCTTTACAGCTTCTACACCCACTGCTGCGATATTCTCTTTATCTCCCATATACTTATCCCTCCGTGCAAAATTTTTATTTATTATATCACAACTTGTTAGCATATTCTAGTAGTTATAGAACAAAAGAACACCGCATTTCTGCGATGCTCAAGAAAATTTTGCACGGGCGATTCATTGGACTTTATCCAATTTCCTCAAGTATAACTATAACACACTTTTTTGTTTAATTTGTTTAATCTTTTAGATTTTCACTAACTATTTGAGAAATTCTGCCTTTCGTATACCCCAATCGTTCTCCAACTTCCTGTTGTGTCATGCCGTTTAGGTAAATGAGTTCAAAAATCTGTCTTGTATTGCTGTCAGGAATCTGACTGATAAACTCTTCGATCTCTGTCAGAAGTTCATCCACCTGTTCCTGTCTCTTTCCGTTGATCATCATCTGCCGATAGATCACATCCGCCTGTTTTGGCTCTGACATCACAACACTCATATGCGTTTCAATATATGGGAACGCGCTCATGGATCCTTTTACTGTTCCAGCGACCATCGGAATCCTCTCTGCTCTCTCATTCAGTTTTTCCATTTTGTCTTCCAGCATCTTCTGCTCCCTCTTCAGAGATCGATACTGCCTTAGCTTTTTCTTATCCATGTCTTGCCTCCTGTCACCTGTGTTGCATCAGCATCTTAAACGTCTCCCCAGTGTTTCACGCAATGCCTATGTACAAAACAATCTGTCCTTCTCTTTGTTCTGGACAACTCTGTCTCATCATCCTCTGGATCCATCACTTCGCCACAGACTACACAGCGAGGACGATCCCCACCGTGTTTCTCTCTGGTCTTCTTGTATGCGTTCATTGCTGTCCTGTTATTTTTGATCATTGTCTTTCTCCCCCCCTGCGTCATAGATCTCACATGAGATCACCTTATTGCCAACTCCATTATCCACAACTTCGAAATCGACATCGTATCCGACCTCAGCCAGATGATCGATGATTCCAAAGTCATTGCCATTATCCTGCGAATGAATATAGACCTTCGCAAGTTTCTGTCTGATCTGTGCCATAATTAATTCACTCCTTAACTTTCCTTAACGATTTTCTCTGATCGTAAGCTCAATACCAGTCTCATCTCTGATCGCCTCCAGGATATCTGCCCACGTAACTAATCCGTCATTCATGCATTCTGTTTTCAAGTTAAACCTTGCTTTGAACTGATCCAGCCGTTTCTTACCAAAACCAAACTCATCTCTCAGCACCATGACGCTCATAGCAAGAACGGTATCCAAGATCTGCTCCTTAATCTTCTGTGCTGCTTTATCCATTTCTCTATGATCGACAGGAACCTTGATCCCTGTAACTCTCCGGCGTTTCATTTCTCTCTCTAAGGCTTCTGCTCCGCCTTCTTTGACAATGCGTAAAGCAAGTTCCAATCCTTCAGTCCTGCCTTCCATCTTTGCATCAATCTTTCCCATCGTTCTCTCCTTTCACGCTCTTTATCCTTGCCTTTAAGGCATCCAGGAACGAATCCTGTGTAACTTCTTTTGCTTCCAGCGCATCCATGACGTTCTCATCATATCCGCCGGCAGTGACTAGATGATGGATCACGACATTCTCTTTTTGTCCCTGTCGGTACAGTCTGGCATTCGCCTGCTGGTATAGCTCTAATGACCAGTTAAGTCCAAACCAGACAATGATGTGACCACCTGCCTGAAGGTTTAATCCATATGCTGCACTTGCCGGATGTGCAAGTAGGATATCCATCTGCCCATTGTTCCAGGCCGTGATGCTGTCCGGATTCTTTAACTCCCCGATCCGAAGCTTGCTCTTTTTCAAAGCCTTCTGGATCCGTGCCTTGTCATGCTTAAAGTTATAAAACACTAAAATTCCTTTTCCAGCATTTGCATCGATGATCTCTTTTAAGGCTTCGATCTTCTCGTCATGCACCTCATGGTATATACCATCTGCATCATAGACAGCTCCGTTGCAAAGTTGCAAAAGTTTATTACTTAAAGCCGCTGCACTTGTAACGTCAATAGTCTCTCCATCGATATCCGCGATCATCGTCTTCTCCAGTTCTTCATACTGCTTCTTTGCTTTATCTGGAAGTTTGATATGACGGACATTATCGATCCGTTCTGGTAATTCCAGATAATCCTCTGCTTTCATGGAGATACAGATGTCTTTAATCCGTTCGTTGATTTCTTCGTCTGCCCATGTTCTCGGATTATACTCATAGACCACATTTCCGTTTCTTGCTCCCGGTGTGAAGTAATTATCACGGTATCCGGTTAAAGTCTTTCCTAGTCGTTTTCCTTCATCCAGAAGATAGATCTGTGCCCACAGGTCTTCCAGTCCGTTCGGAGTCGGTGTTCCTGTAAGCCCTACGATCCGGTGGATGTGACTCCTGACACTTTTTAATTTTCGGAATCGTTTTGCTTTGTTGGACTTAAAGCTCGACAACTCATCAATGATCACCATGTCAAACGGCCAGTCATTTTTGTAATAATCAACCAACCACGAGACATTATCTCTTGATAACACCCAGATATCGCCGGGTGTGTTGATCGCTCTGATCCGCTGTTTGATACTTCCAAGGACTGGGATCACCCGAAGCATCTTTAAGTGATCCCATTTCTGTGATTCTCTTGTCCATGTATCTTCTGCAACTTTCTTCGGCGCGATGACAAGAACTTTCCGGACTGCAAACCGATTGAATCTCAGATCATTGACTGCTGTCAGTGTGATCACTGTCTTTCCAAGTCCCATGTCAAGAAACAATCCTAAGACCGGATCCGTGATCATGCGGTTAATGCAGTATCGCTGATAATTGTGTGGTACAAATTTCATATCATGCCTCTCTGTTCTAACTCTGCGATCTTGTCCAAGGCCTTGCCTGGATTCCATGCTTCGATCTCCCAGATCACTCGGTCAATATCTTTTTTGTTATCAAGAACGGTTGCATAACACCCCGTTGCTAAGATCTTACGGATCTGGACTTTCTGAAGCGGTGTCGTTTTCTCTCCCGGACGTTTCAATTCTACGAATCCAGATTTTCCGCCTTGAAGGACTACAACCCTGTCTGGTACTCCAGCATTGCCTGGGGATACAAACTTATACGCCGTACCGCCGACCTCTTTTACTTCATCCCTTAACTTGGATTCTATACTGCTTTCTCTCATATCATTCTCCTTTGCTGTTAACGTGTTTACATATTGCCCCTATATATATACGCGTGTATGTGTGCACATGGGGTACGTTATACTATTACCCTTTATATTTTATTTTTAAAGAATTTAATGTTAACATTGTTAACAATAGCTACAACCATTGAATTTACTGGGTTTTTGGTGTTAACTTTGAATGTTTACATAATGTTATCTTTGTTAACAGCCATATTTTTTGAATGTTAACAACCGTTTGCCTTTTTACCCTTTGTTAACACGAATATACCCTCTTTGGGATCCGTACGGACCAACTCTTACAAGTTGTCTTCTTTCCCAACCTTGCATACAATTTAAGATTCCATTGATTTCTATAATATCGTGTCTTTTCATCTGCTTTAGATCCCCTCCGAAGCACTCACACCATACTTCAGCCGCACATATTCGGTCCCTTTCTACTAAGTTGCTCTCATCTTTTACTTGAAATTCGCTATTGAAAAAGGACTTTCTCTGCGCAACACTCTTCTGTGCCCAGTCTGTTGGAATCTTCTTCTCTAGGAACTCTCTGATCACCCCTTCTTTTGGAGATGCTTCTCTGTAAGTTTCCTGCTTCTCCTGTGCCACTTTGGCGACATCTCCAGACATATACAGCGGCTCTCCTAACATCCATCTCGCAGTTGCTTCTGCCCATACCTGATCGACTTCTGCCGGCAGTTCCTGAAAGATGTTCTTCTTTGGTTTCTGTTTTCCAAGTCCAACCGGCCAGAACCTTCGGTTCCCCGTTCTGTCCTTTAAAAACTCTTTATCGTTCGTAGTTCCTACGATGATACAGTTTCGTGGGAAATTTGCGGTCCTACGTCCATACGGCATACGATAAACATCCTCTTTCTTACTTAAGAACTGTTTGACTGCATTCATCTCTGATCTGTTAAATCCAGTTAACTCTCCTGCTTCAATGATCCAGTAGCCCTGCACCATCTCTGCTGCATCTTTCCCTTCAAAGGTACTCATTGAATCGGAATACCAGTCTTTGCCCAACA